ACCTTTTGTTTTGCAACCTAATGTTTTTAGTATAGCACGTAATTCATCACCTATTATAACTGTAAATGCTCCATACATTCTTTGTTCTTGAATAGTAGATGCAGTCAAATTACCTGCTGCTATCTCAGTTATTTCATTTTGAGAAAGTCCTGATGTGAGTAGAGATAAAATTACAGATTGAGTTAGTGCTTTGTTTTGTTGTAATGTTTGTAATAATACTGAAGGTAATCCAAATTTAGATATTGATGACAATGAAAGAGCATTGCCTAAATTAGTCAAATCTTGACCAAAAGCCTGTGTCGATAAACTTACACCAGTAATGTCTCCAGTAATCAAATCATTCATATTACTAAATGTGCCATCTAAAAACTCTACAGAGTTTCTTAGTGCAAAAATTGCTTTATTAGATTGCTCTATGAAGCCATCTAGATTCAAAAATTGAGTGGCATAATTTTTATATTCTGGTTCTTCATTTAGTGGGCTTGATCCTTGCCAGTTGAATACGTTCCATGCTTGTAATGCTAGACAACGTAAGAAGCCCCATTGTGTTACAGAATAGTTGTCATTATCAGTATTATAAGGGAACCACGTTGCTTCTTGTCCTTGACCTACATTACCAGATATTGCATATCCACTAGTTGCTTGACCTCCCCAAACATTTGAAGGGTCATTGATTAGATAAGTAGGTGGTAAACTATTTGACAGTGCAGGTATTCTGCTTTGTCCCATTGCTAATAAATTGTTATATGTTTCTTTATATATATGAGCATTATAATATGTAATATTAGGCTGATAGAATTTTACAGTTATATCAGTAAAATTCATATATGTTGAAACATCAGGTGTATTTTGTTTGCACCATGGATCGCCCGGTGCAACAACATATACTGTATAAAGTTGCCATTGACTGCCTGGACTATTGCCATCACCTGATACTAGATTGCCTATAAAAAATTGTCCGTTGAGTAAAACACCCTTACCTGGTACAGTATACCCTAATGCGCTACCGTTTGATACTATTTCTGTACCAACATTATAACCTAATTTTTGAACTTGATATTGCGTATATCCTGGTAAAGCCGGAGGAGTTGTACCAACATAGTTATATACGAAAACCGTACCTTCATCATTTGAGGGTGCACCTACTACTGTAAAATCTGTCTGATATACTCCCGGACTAGATTGAGGATTAGAGACGATTACATATTGAGCATTTTTTTCAAAATCAGTATCAAATGGTGGTTCGCCATATACATCTTGTCTTGCCCAGTTAGTTTCTCCCAACTCTGTGATTCTATATCTAGTTCCAAAACCAACCATCTGGTCGCTAGGAAGAATTATAGGCATACTATCTACTTGAAGATGGGCTCTAGGTATTATTCCGCCCCTTATAACTTTTTTTACTGTGAGTAGACCATAACGATTTGATATCCCTACTATATCCGCAATAACTTCTGTATCCCACAACCCTACTGTATCTGCAAAAGTATTTGTATAATATGCTGCTTGTATTGATTGTGTGGCCCAAGATAAACAAGTATCATTTATTATTGATCCTGGAGTATAAGTGTCATTTGTTTTGCTACTACCGATCAAACGTTGCGCGACCGGATTGATACTTAGTCCTTCATTTAGAATTGTCGATGCAACAACGTTTACACCTAACGGACTTTGTATACCTGTATCTGACATAAGTTATGGAACGAAAACGTTCTCGCTTCCTTCAACAATTTTGTGGCCGCAGTTATTGGGAGTATCCACACGAACTACTGGTTTATTCTCAGCAAACACAGTAGGGCTACCCTCAGTAGTTACAGCATTTTTGTGTATGCTAGGTTTAGGGGGACTGTGTGGTGTAATTTTATTAGGATGTGTAGCTACTGGCTTATTATTAGCAAAAACTGTATTGCAACCCTGTTGTAATACACCACCTGTTGTATTTTTGTCTCCCTTTCTACTGAGTTTTTTACCGGCCATATTTTATCCTATCAATACTTTTTTACCAGGCACTTGTAAACCAGTTGTTGCTTCAATGTACTTCGTTTTTACGTTTTCGTCTGTTTCTGCTACTAGTGCGAGGCTATTAGTATTTAGTCGCACATTTCCACGGTTATTGTAGGTAAACATGCTAGGAACTAATCCAAGACCTCCATTTGGGCTAGGACCAATGCTAACTGGTTCGCTAATGACTAGATATGTGTCCTTAACTTCTAATACTTTTGCTACTAATTCTTCACCGCTGTTTAGCTTGAATGTGTATGTCTCATCTACTTTTAGTTCCATTTTACTTTGCCTCGTTGAAATATTTTACTAAATCGTCGTGTCCACCGATATATTTCTCATCTAAAAATATCTGCGGTACTGTTCGTGCTGTGGGTACACTTTCTAATAGTTGTTCTTTTGTCCAACCACTACCAATCTTGCGTTCTTCGTACTTGATGCCTTTTTGTTCTAATAGTCTTTTGGCACGGTCGCAGAAGCCGCAGAAGTCCTTACTCCATATTACTGCTTGCATACTTTTCTCCTTATTACTTTATATATTATAGTGACGGTAGATCGTCATAATTTAGTTGATCACTCATGACACCAATAACATAGTTAGTGCTTTCGTTTTCCTGCAATGCTGTCTGCTTTTTGCTAGTATCACTATGCTTGTTGAACCAAGGTATAGGAGTAATTTTTGGTGCAGGATGTTGGTACTTGATACCAATTTCTTTGAGTGCTGTGTTAGCTGTGTAATCAACAAAATCTTTTAGAATGTTTGCGTTTAGACCAATGACATTGCCCTTGATGAACAAATAGTCGGCCCATTCTTTTTCTTCGCGGATAACGTCCATATACATTTGATAGACTTCACTTTCGCATTCTTGTTTTGCTTTGGCAAATCTTGCATCTTCTTTGACAACTTGATTGATCAACCAAGCAGTCCATTCTTTGTGTAGTAACTCGTCTTGTAAAATTAGACTGATAACGTTACCATTACCAATAAAGATTTTATTTTCTACCATTGCTAGACTAGTAGCAAAACTGACCATAAATCTAAATGCTTCTAGTGCGTAACTTGCGTTGAGTGCTAACCAAATTGCCTTGATATGGTCTGCTTCTTTGACCTTCTCGCCTGCTTCTACTTTACAGTTGAGCAAGTGTAAGTCATCATAATACTTGCCAACACTACTTGCCATATCAACAATTTCTTTAGTGTCGTGAATGCTATTGAAAACATCTTTTGGTACGTTGTAAATGTTGCGTATGATGTGTGAGTAAGAACGACTATGAATGTTAGTCTCAAAGAATGTCCAGTTATAAACAAGTGCCTCTAGTTCCGGCAAACTAATAACTGGTGTGAATATCTGACTAGGACCACGACCTTGAATACTATCAAGTGCAGTCTGACGTAGTAGGTTACTTGTGAAGATATGTTTTACTGCTTCGCTTGCATCTTTGAAATCATTTGCATCTTTTGTTAGACTGACTTCTTCTGGAACCCAAAAGAAACCACGTGCTGTTTGTTCTAGTTTTTGTAGTTTGTTATATTTTACTTCTTCAAATCTTTGAATGGTTACTGGACCACTAGGATCCAAAAACATCTTACGATTCAAATAATCAGTTTTAGTTTTTAGGTTGTATTGTTCTTTGCTCATAATTTACAAGACTCGCAGTTCTCTTCTATTTCTTCAACTTGTTCTTTTACTGTTTGTTGTACTTCTTCAGTTACCTTTGCGCCAGCCTTATTGATTAGGCTATAATAAAAAGTCTTTAGTCCCCATTGATGCGCTAACATCAAATTCTTTGCGATCAATGTTGAAGGAACTTTACGTCCTTCAAAGTATGCGGGATTATAGAATGTGTTTGTACTAATACTTTGATCGACATAAGCAGCTAGTACTGCTGCTGTTTTCAAGTATCCAGAACAGTCAGTTTGATCCCACATGAGTTGATATTTATTCTTCAACTTGTTGTATTCGGGTACAACTTGTGTGAAACTACCAGCCTTACTTTCTTTTGTGCTAATCAATGAC